GAAGAGCGTATGTTACCGAAGTAATGCTAAAGTATACTAAAGAAGAATCATACGAGATTATTCATGATGCGCTCTTAAATCCCCCTACTACACAATCCGGTCTATATTCCTTCCTAACTGCTCTTACCGGAGAATTTATTCCATTTGAGAAGGTTTGTGAAGACCATTTTACCCCTTGGGATTATATTTGGCATTCCTACCGTGTGGATTTACCAAAATGGGAGCATTTAGCGCATCGTAACGTAGTTTATATCGGTCCTCGCGCTGGTTATAAGACTCTATCCGTCGCCAAGCTCATTGCAGCGGAATTACTCCTCAAGCCCAATTGCTCCGTTGCAGGGGTAGGCGCGATCCAAATGCACAGTAAGCGAACGTACCAGTACGTCATGCAGTATTTGAAGCATCCTGCCGTGCTGGATTTGGAAATGATTAATAAAACCCTAATCGAGCGTACAGAACTTACAAATGGATCAGTTTATTCTCAGGCTACTGCCACTCTTGCGGGCATGAACTCACTTCACCCTCAGAAACTACGTACTGAGGAAAATGATATGATGAAGGAGGAGATTCTAGAAGAAGGTAAGATGATTCCTTCTTCCTACGCGGGACTTAAGGCGAACATGTCCTATGTTTCTACCCGGAAATTCGAGGGTGGAATCATGGATGAATTAGTAAATAATTCTATTGGTAAAGACTTCGAAATTATCATTTCTTGTTACAAGGATACCGCTGAGAATTGCCCAGTATCAAGACGCGGAACTTTGCCCAAACAGTATAAAGTTGAGAATCTCTTTGTCCCGGGAACAGAAATTGTTGTCAATGCTTACGAAGGTTGTAAAAACTGTCCGCTACTTAAGACATGCCGTGGAGATTTGGCTAGGGCTAATGGAATTGTCAAAATTGATGACTTAATCAACGAATTTAACACCCTAGATCCCGAAACATGGATTTGGCAGAAGGAATGTAAGAAAACCCGCTCTTCTAATACTTTCTTTATCTACTACGACGACATTAAGAACGTCGGACACTATCCATATCGGAAAAGCCTTGGGTGGGCGGATATGTCCTTTGACTTCTCTCAGGGAGGCGAAGATCCTACAGTAGTAGGTTTTTGGCAAACGGACGAGCAGGGAAACGATTATCTTGTAAAAGAGATGGTTTTTTACAAACAGCTTGTAAAAGACGTGGCAGATGCGGTTTTGACATATATTCGGGAAAATGGTGTAAAATTACGCCATCAATGGGGCGACTCTTCTAACCCTATGTGGATCAATGAGTTAAATACGTATAATCCAGAGGTCTTTAGAATTAGACCTACTCAGAAGATTCAGCGAAGGGATGGTTGGGGAGTACTAAAGGCTAGAATTCGTGACAATAACGGCGTAAGACATCTATTTGTGGATGAATCTTGTAAATTGTTCCGGTCTGAGGCTACTAATGCCCGCAAGTCTAATGCCGATCCCTTCGATATTGGTAAAAAGCAGTCAGACCACTCTTTAGACCAAGCCAGATATCGTGCCGTAGAGCTTTATTGGCATGAAAACGGTGGAGAGCCCAATATTCGCTTTATTGGTGGGTCTGAGGAAAAGCAAGAAGGGTCCAAGGAAGTAGTACCCGAAACAGGTTATCACTATATACCTCGTTACTTAGAAGATGACGACGATGAAGAAAATTAAAGATTTCATTAAAAGTAAGCTGGATGAAAAGAAGCCAAAACTCCCTCCTATTGAAAGGGAGATAGAAAAGGCTTCTCTAAATGAAGATCGATTTGAGGCGGTTAGCGATCCGTTAGTAGCGGAACGTGTCGTTACAGAGGATCTACGTACATTTTTACAGCTTTATTCTACTTATCCTTGGGTTTATATCGCGGCTACGGCTATCGCAACGGCTGCCTCCTCTGTTCCATTTCAGCTTGTAAAAGGTGGTAACGAGGTAGAAGACGCGAACGAATTTGCACCATATCTCAATAAGCCCAATCCTACTATGACTTGGCATGAGCTAATTGAGACAACCTTCCTTCATCTAGAGCTTTCAGGTAATGCTTATTGGGAGGTTGTAAATGATGGCAAACAGGGTAACGGCAAGATTCTTGCCATTTTCCCATTGCGCCCGGATCGTATGAAGATCATTCCGGACAGCAAGAAAAAGGTTAAAGAATATCATTACATGATTAATACGGCAAATGAAGTAATCAAATATAAGCCTGAAGAGATTATTCATTTGAAGTATACTGATGCCTTGAGCGAATATTACGGCGTTCCTGCTCTCGCGGCCATTAAGAATGAAATCACCCTAGACTTTAATGCTACTACGTGGAATAAGAGTTTCTTTGACAATGGCGCGGAACCCGGAGGCGTCCTTCAAACGGATAAATCTCTTACAGAACAGGCTTATCAGCGCCTACGACAGAATTGGTATAAGCGCCATCGTGGTAAGGCTAAAGCGCACGAAGTAGCCATTCTAGAAGAGGGATTGAAATATCAGCAAATTACCTCTAAACATGCTGACATGCAGTATTACGAACTAAAGGCATGGTGTAGAGATACTGTACTTGCGGCTATGCGCGTTCCTGCCGTTATTGTAGGAATTCAGCAAAAGTTGTCAGTAGGTACTGAGCGCGATCAGAAGAAAATCTTCTGGCACAATAACGTTATTCCAAAGCTCAATAAGATTGAACATATTGTCAATTCTTACTTGATGCCGGAAGGTATTAAGTTCCAGTTCGTCATTAAAGCAATTGACTCAATCGTAGAAGACGATCAGGTTAAGTCAACTATTGTTCAGTCCAATATTAGTCACGGCGTAATGACCATTAATGAGGCTCGAAAGAAATATTATGCTATGGACGAAGTTGAGTGGGGAGATACGTGGTGGCGTCCTGTTGGCTTGGTTGATGTACAGAATCCTATCCCAGTTCTCCCCTCTCCTACTGGTAGTCCTACTGGACAAGGTACTACTACTGGGAACCGCGCTGGTCTTGGCGATCCTGCTCAAGTTGGAAACGTGGTTCCAAAGAAGCCCGCGCCCAAGGTAAATAATACCAAGAAATCTATCGAAGAGGCGTTCATAGATATTGAAAAGATCGAAATGGACGAACCCAATTGGGATGATCCTGCGGCGGTTAGAACCTATCAGGAATTCTCCATTTTGAAGTCTCATGCGGGGCCTGATGAGCGAAAGCTACGTACTTTAATTAATAAATTCTTCCATGAACAGGCTGGACGAGTTCTTTCCAATATTGAAGATACTTGGCCCATCCAAAAAGATGATGCTCCTTCTGTGGATAATCTCATGGATCGGAAGGAAGAGGATAAATTGCTATATGGCGCGATTATCGCCGCTATGTGGTCAATTTACAAGAAATACGGAACTCTTCTCACTCAAGATCTACAACCTTTTGCGGCTTCTGGTACTGTCTTAAAATTTGACACCACTACTGATTTTGTCAGACAGTGGATTGAAAAACACGCGGCGGAATTAGTCACTCAAATTAATGATACGACTCGTCAACTCATTCATAATCAGCTATTAGCAGCTTACGATAATAAAGAGTCGCTACAGCAAGTTTATGAGAGACTTTCCACCGTTCTAACAGGAGATCCGTCACTATGGCGGGTCTTCAAAATTGCTAGAACTGAATTACTAACTCTTACCAATAATGCCCGTCTGGAGGCTGCAAACCAATCCGGAGTAGCTGTAAGTAAGCGTTGGGTTTGTGCCTTGCTCCCCACAAGCAGGGAGCGCAAGGGCGGGGAAAACCATGTTGGTATGCATAATACCGTCGTCAAAATGGGAGACAAATTCAAAGCTCCTAGACGCGGTGGCGGATTCGATTATATGGATACTCCGGGTGACGTAAATGCTCATCCTGAGAATCGCGTTAATTGTTTATGCTACGTGAGTTATTTCCATGGAACGGAGGAATTCCGTAGTCCAAATGAACTACCAGACGTAGAGAAGAAACTAGAGAAGGCGGAAGAGCCCAAGAAGAAGGGTCGAAAGAAGCAGAATATTAACGTCACTGTTAATCTTTCCGAAGGAATGATTAAACAGGATATGAAAATGCCCGCAATGCCTAAGGTTGACGTTAATGTAGAGAATAAAATTGACGTTCCTAAGCAGGATGCTCCAATTGTTAAGATCGAGAATAAGATAGATCCGACTCCGGTTACCATCGACGTGAAGGCATCTGACGTAATTGCTCCAGTCGTAAAGGTGGAGAACATTGTCAATCCTACTCCAGTCACGGTAGAGAACAATGTTAATCCAACCCCTGTAACTGTAGAAAATAATGTAGAAGTTGAAAAACAGGATGCTCCGATAGTTAACGTAGAAGTGAAGCCTGAAATTAAGGCACCTGATGTAAATGTTCAGATTAATCCCGAATTGAAGGTTCAACCTTCTGAGGAAATCACGGAGATTATCCGCGACGAAAAGAACAGAATCGTAGCTTCTCGTAAAGAGGTTCGGCCCAAGGAATAATCCATGCAAGATAACAATAGAATTCCTGCACTTCATGCTACAAGCCATAAACGAAATGGCTCCGATCAGATTCTATTGGATGAACTTGGGGTACCAACAGACGTAACCAACTTAAATGCGACTGCTTCCTATCATGGCTTATCACCAAAATTATCAGGAAACTATGAGGACGTTTTACATGGTGATGGTACTTACAATAAAGCATTACGCTCATATTATAATGGATCTTTAATTAGTAATCGTAGCAAACTTAATTTTATTGAAGGCACTTCTGTTACATTATCTGTACAGGATGACGTTACTAATGGCAGAACTAACGTTATAATTAATTCTATAGCTGGGGCAGGAGGAGACGCTACGGCATGGCATAACACTGGAGATACTTTCGGCGCTGATAAAATTATCGGCGCTATGGATGCTTCGGGCGGGTATGCAGTAAAGTTCTATGTCGAGAATCAGGAAATGTTCCGGATTGTCGATGATGGTGATAATTTGAATTGGACTGGGCCAAGGATAAAAGTAGGTCACACTGGCGCTGCTTTCTATCCTAATGGCGATATTATTTCAATTCAAAAAGACCTTTCAGACCAACTTTGTGTAACCCTTCGGAATACCCATTCTACGGCTGGACAGCCTTCGGGCGCAAGTTATGTCGTAATAGATGATACTGGTACTATCGCGGGTGGCGTCAATGTAATGAACTCGAATTGGCCCAACCCGCAAGACGGTGTATATGCCGGGGAAGTCTGTTTCTTGGCTTTCGGTGGGCCTTGCGTTCTAGGAACACAAACGGACGCGGACCTTCGATTTATTACTCAGAACGCTGAGCGTATGCGCTGGGACAATTCCGCTTCAGAATTCCAGATTTCCGGTGGAGATGTCATTGTATCTGCCGGGGATATTAGCGTATCTGGTAATATTGATTCAACTGGCGGCGTAATTCGTGCGCTAGCCGCTGCTTCCGGACTTCAAATTGGTGATAAGGCTGGAAGTAGTAATTACCTAGAATATCTTGATGATAGCGGAAACGGTGAAGTAACTCTCCGTGCTGTTGGCAAGGGCTCGCGTTTCATGTATTCAAGAATTGTTTCGGGAGCAGCCTCGGCTAGCGGATATGGTGCCACTCTTTGGGTAACCAATGCAGATGCAAAACATGCTACTCTGTTTATGCCAGAAACGGGATTCTCAGAATCTCATTTAGCTAAGGCCAGCTATGCAACCCTTTCTGTTAGTGCGGGTTACGGATGGCGTATCAATGTTAATGCCACAAACAATTCTGGTATTCGTATTGAATCAGATGGTACACTTCATCACTTTGGTTCAGCATTCACTTATAATTTGTTTCCTGAAGGTGGATCGGGAGTAGGTTCCATTGGGTCTAGTGGAGCGAAGTGGTCAGATGTTTATGTTGTAAATGCAGTTCACGTAGGTGACGTTCATATGAGCGACGAGGCTATGGGCTCTGATTGGGTTCTACGTGAAGCGAAGATCCAAGGAGAGGATGTAGATACTTTATATGCGATTAATGGTCGCACGGGTAAAAAATATAAAGTTATGTTAGAATCTGTTTAATTTTTATACAAGGATATTACTATGGAAAAGACTATTGCAGTTCCAATGACACTTACGCGGCTTGATTTTGTATGCAAATTAATTGATTTTGCATGGCAGAATGGGAATATCAGAGATCCGCAAACAGCTAGTTATGTTCAAGATTTGAAAGCTTTTATGCGGGAAAATATAAAACTACTAGCAGAAGAGACGATTAAAAATGTCGAGAAGCCTAAGTAAAGTAAATGTCCAGATCAGATCGGAGATCTTTGTAACCGATAATGCTGGAGTTGCTATCAACGGATTAGTAGATGGTGGATTTACTAAGCGCCTATCTAAAGACGGCGCGAATGATACCACAACTGTTACGGTTACAGAAATCGCCAATGGTAGATATACTGTAACTTTTACTCCTACTGCTACTGGATTTTATGAATTAGACATTATTCATGCTACTTATAATCCGTTTGGTTGGAGCGAATCTTACGATGTAACTACAGATGGAATTTTGGCCGCATCTGATATTACGTCTTCGGTTCCTAGCGCGGCGGCTATTGCTTCTGCTGTTTGGTCATATGTAGTTGGTTCTGTCTTTACAGCCAAGAGATATCTTAAGGCTATTGGTGCTGCTGTTGCTGGCAAGACTTCTGGTGGCCCTACTGGATTTACTGCTAGAGATTTGGAAGATACTCAAGATCAGGTTGTGGGTACTGCGGATACATCTGGTAATAGAACTCCTACAAGTTATGGGAACTAATGGATTGGTTTGTCAATTCTTGGTTTTCGAACGACTGGTTTGCTAATAACTGGTTTTCGCCTGTATCAGTAACTCCACCACAAGGCGATAATTGCGGAGCTAATTGGTTCGCTAACGCATGGTTTATGAACCAATGGTGGAATAATCAGTGGTTTCATGGTCAATGCACCACTATTACTGAGACTCCCACTAGTTCTGGTAAGAATCAACAGCAAATGCGAGATGATTTCTTGCTTATGGAGAACGAAGAGGCATTATTGCTTTTGGCTCTGTAGTCCAAGTATATATATATTGTAAATTGAGGAAAAGATGGCTACTTATAACAAATTTAATCAATTCGTAGAGGATCTTTGTAAAAAGAAGATGGATTTAAGCGCGGATAGCTTCTTTGTCCTTCTTACAAATACGGCTCCTAACGCTGCGGACATTAAGGTAGATACGACTACTACTCCTTGTACGGTTGCTGCTACTTCTAACGCTGCTGAAATTGCTGCGGGTAACGGATATACCAAAAAGGGTGGAGCTTTGACAATTACTACCTCTTCCCAGTCTTCAGGTACGTTTACTTGGGCTGCTAACCAAGTCGTATTTACTGCTTCAGGCGGAACGATTGGTGCTTTCCGATATGTCGTATTATTTGATGATACTTCTGCCACTTCCGCTACTCGTTGTGTAGTTGCTTGGTGGGATTACGGTTCTGCGGTAACGCTTAACGACGGTGAAACTTTCACGGTCAAGTTTAATAACGCGAATCCCGGTACTATCTTTACGTTAGCATAAAGGATAATTTATGGACAATGATAAAATCAATGAATGTTGCAAGGATGCTAAAAATCTAGTAGAAGTTAATAGAACAAAAGCCGCTAACCGAATGGATCCCTCTCAGAAGGGATTCTTGGTAACTCGGAATTGTGCTATTTGTCATAGGAATCATTACGAACTTAATGTTGATCCGATAAAAATTGGAATGGATTAAAAAGGTAACTTATGGCCGTAGCATTTGACAAATTTACGGCAAGTTCTACCTTTACTGGTAACAGTTCGTGGACTCACACGCCTGTAGGCACTCCTAAAATTGCTATCGTATGGATCGTAGATAACGCCGCTACTACAGATCAAATTACAGGCGTTACTTACGGCGGTACTTCCATGAAGGAAGTAACCGGCTCTCCGAATATTAACAATACTTCAGAGCCGGGAGTAGTTCACTGTTTCGTATTAAACGATCCCACTTCAGGAGCGCAAACAGTTAGTGTTACCAAAACTGGTACTACTACTGCAATTGGATATTCAGTTACCCTAACAGGATCAGAAAAATTGCGTAGGGTTGCTGTTGACGCCACTATTCATAGTTCTGCATCTGCCAATCCTTCAGTAACTCTAGGTCTTAACAGCCAAACTTCTTGGGCTGGATTGGCTCTACATACGGGCCAAAACGCGGTTACTGGTATTACTCAATTAACAAGTTGGACAGCACAAAACGAAACTGACTTCGGTAACCAATGCGGAGCTTGCTATACTTTTGATACCATTGGCAGTTCTGATGTAACTGCGGGATTTACACAAACCTCTGACGATGCAGCAATGATTGCTATTGCAATCACGGAAAGCTTTATAAATGCGGCTGCGGGATCGGATACTATTACAGGTAAAGCCGCTGGTTTATTACACGCATATTTGTTAAATGCTGCTGCGGGATCTTATTCTATTTCTGGTGTTGCTGCAAAGGTATTACATAATTCTATTATAACTGTATTAGGATCATATAATGCTTCAGCTTCTAATCCCGCCGTCAGACGTACTAGATTATTTAATTCCGCTGCGGGATCTTATTCAGATAGTGGCGCATCCGCTACTATGAATAAGGGTCAGAATATTAATGCTACTGCGGGATCTTATAGCGAGAGTGGGCAAAGTTCTTCTGTGTTACACGCAAGGATTCTACCTAGCACGGCAGGATCTTATTCGGAGAGCGGACAATCTGCTACGACTCTTAAAGCTGCTATATTACAAGCCATCTTAGGATCATATTCAGAGAGTGGACAATCTACTAAGTTATTAGATAATCGTCTTATTTCTGCGGCCTCTGGTTCTTATTCTGAGAGTGGAAATGCTGCGACATTTTATAGAAATCTTTTAATCCAAGCTATTCTAGGATCCTATAGCGAAAGCGGGCAGAATTCTTCTCTTACATATTCTAGATTATTTAATTCCGCACAGGGATCATATGCAATATCAGGTGCGATAAATTCCTTATTGTTCGGACATAAGATATCCGCCTCAGGCGGTTCTTATTCTGACGCTGGTTCTTTGGCTTCTTTATTTAGAAGTGTGTTATTAACTGCTTTAGCTGGTTCTCAGTCTATTTCCGGACAAGATGAAGCGTATTTAATTAATCGTTTAATATCTGCTGATGTTGTACAATATGATTTAATCGGTGCTATTAGTAAGCTTTTAGTAGATCATAAACTTCCTGCTGGAACCACTTCTTATGGGGAATCGGGACCGGCAAGTTCTATATTAGCCGATAGAAAGATTATCTCATTATTAGGCTCTATTGATTTAACTGGAATAGACGCCGATTTACAAAAGAGTGGCCCTCAAAGTTTTATATTGACTGCCGGTAAGGGAACTTTCGTTATTAATGGTGCGAGCGCTTCTTTACTACATCAATATTTAACGTCATTAGATTTTGGTAATTCGAATATTACTGGAGATAACGCAACGCTTCTAAAAGCATTCAAGATCAATAGCGTCTCAGGATCATTCTCTTTATCTGGACAAGATGCTAATTTATCAAAATTTAATGAGTATATTCTAACCGCCGCTCTAGGATCTTATCAAATATTAGGATATAATGCAGGATTAGCCGTTATTCAACTTGCTTCCACTGAATTCTTCCCTGTCATAATTATAGGAGACGTAATAATTCCTGTTATTATTGCACGAAACAATAGTTTCAAGGTAAAATTAATACGAGAATAATATGTCAAATGTATTCTATTTACAAGATTCTGGTTTTTACGTGGAATTAGATATTTTGGATGAAAATGGTAATACGTTCCCCATAGCTGATGCCACTACTAAGAAAATTTGCTTTGTAAAACCTAACGATAGCGAGAATTATGTAGATGCGGATTTCGTAACAAATGGATCCGATGGTAAAATACGATATCTTATTCCGGCAGGATTCTTAGATACCGTGGGCCGCTGGAAAGTGTTCGCTAAAGTAATATCCAATACTTATAACAGATATAGCTCTAAGTCTTGGTTTGAGGTAAAAGCCCGATAAACAGATTGTCCAAGTAAGTGCATTGAGATGTCTATGAATGGAAACAAAGAAATATATTTAGCATCATTTGATACCAAGGAACTTCTGACAGTTCTAAATCTGGCAGATTTTACTTACGATTTAGCTCATTTTCTCAACTTCACTCCTAACGAGTACGATTATCATCTTTATCCCGGTAATGGAATAACCTTTACTCGATTCCTTTCAGAGTCTCATATCACGGTAGACACTTATCCAGAAGCTTTCTTGCTAGAGCTTTCTGTGTCGTCTTGTAAGGATATTAACACAGTAGGAATAGAAGAATTCTGTAAAAAGTTTGGTCTTACCATGCGCGGAAATACTCATTTACGCAAGATCTACACGGACGAATGGAAGGCCATATAATGCTAGAAGCTCAGAGCCAATATCAGAGAATTCGTATCGTAGATGACAGACATCATCCCGGGGAATTTACTCTTTATCTGGACGATATGTTCCAGCTTAAGACATGGATTGAATTCAAGTATCATGAGAGCCTTGTAACCATGCCAATGTGTTGCGCTCCAGAAATTGACAGGGTGTTAATTTGCGGTGGAGGAGATGGCATGAGTTTACGAGAAGCGCTCAAGTTCTCTTATTCCAAACCTACTCTAGTAGAACTAGATCCGGGCATGGTTAAAATATTCCGCGATATGCCAGAGTATTCAAAATTTAACAACAATTCAATGTCAGATCCACGGGCCGAAGTGGTCATTGGAGATGCCATTAAGTACATGCGCGAGGACAATAGTAAGTATAATGTTATTTGCTGGGATTTCCCGTCCCCTTCAGACGAGTTGGCTGAGAAAGATACGCTATTTAAGAGAAACAACTTAGGTCTAGTCGTTTCTCATTTGCAGACGGGCGGCGTATTCTCAACTCACATTTCCATGTCTACCTCACTCATGGTAAACGTGATTAAATTTTTTAGGAATTTAGGATTTTATTGCTGGGTTTATGATTGTTTTTATGACAACTACGGGAATCAAGATACCTTTTTAGTTGTCTCTGAGCGCCCGTTACGTCAGTTGCGTAAAGTTCCAGATTCTTGTAGATGGGCTAATCCAGACAGAATTAGAATCGGTTATTCTGTTGCCACGGAGATTACTCCGGAACGAGAGCAGTACATTGCTCAGTTCCTTACTTTAGAGGATTTTGAGCAAGACGATGTTTAACGCTTATGAGTTAACTATCGCCAAACTACAAGGGGCAATGGCAATACTTAATCGGTGTGTGGGTGAGAATGAGCTTGAGAATGCGATTTGTGCTGTGAAGGAATTCAAACATTATGCTGATTGCTTTTATTGCCAGAAGTATCGAACGATTATGCAGGGCCATTCTACGGGATGTTGTAAAAACTGTCTTCTGCATAAATATGGCGAGAAAATGGCAGGGAGAGAAATCAGTTACAACGGATGTTACAAGATTCCATGTTATCGGGAGGTTGTACGCCTTTCGTGGGAGTTTTGCGCGGCCCCGAATGTAGACCTAGCAAAACTTTTAATTAAAAATATGGAAGAATGTATAAATCAATTGAAATTACACAAGGATGAAGTCAAGGATTAATTATGGAAAGCGTAACTTACGGACCTAATGAACTAAAGGGTCGCGTCCTGAAAGAAGATGGGGATGGATACACTTGGATACATGCTATTGTTGATAATAAAAACATGTATTGTAAGGCAGATCAGGCTAACTTTGAAGCTGCCAGTCAGGGTAATCCATTTATGGCTTACAATCCGTGGATGCGGAATGTAGATGGTAGTTTTATTTATTTACCATCTGTTTTAATGGTAATTGAACCATTTTTTGTTAGTAGGGCGTCGTTAGTAGCTTTTGTACATCATCAAGTTGCTTCAGATCTTGACAAAATGAGCCGGGAAGCCTTCTCAGGCATAGTTTTGGCAAAAGAGAACGATGTTCCAAAGAATCCTCCTAAGCTAATAAAGGTATAATATATGCAAAATAATGATTTACCAAAAATCGACTTTAATCCAATTAACAATAAGAAGAAGTTTCTCTTCTTCAAGCGTCCCAAGGGCACCCCAATTCCAGTAGGAATCCTGTGGAAATGTCTTTGTGCTAATGAAAATATGCTTACCGAAGCAGATGAGCAATATTGCTCAAAATGTGGCGCAAGACTAAGATTACAAGAAAATAAAGAAGATAATAGTATTTATTTTACAACTGTTATAGTTTCCCATATTATTCCCGGGCGTAAGTAGTCCAAGGGAATGATACTACGGGAATTGTAATTTTATGAACGAAATCCATAATTATAGCGAACTATATCCAATCGCGGCCCATAATCCAGAGCTACGGGACAAGTTATATAACAACTTTGCTCACGAACTAAATACTCTATTTGGTCCGGATGCATGGACGAAGGGCGCTGTTAAACTATTTGATAAATCGGTTAGTAAAGTTGGCGATAAATTCGTTGTAATTTCTCCTGATGGTAAGCCCATTTCCTATCATCCAGACGCGGAATCCGCTCTCAAGGCTTTGCTAGTTGTTAATGAGGCGGAATCTGGCATAAGCAAGTCTGTTAAGCAGATTGGCGATAAGTGGGCGGTTGTAGATACAGATGGAAAAGTTCTAGAATATTGTCCCGATAAGGCTTCTGCTAACGCTGCCGACGCTCGCATTAAGGTTGGCAAAATGATTAAGGCGGAAGTAGAAGAGTGGATGACTTTCGAACCTACTGAAATTGAAAAGTCTGCTTCTGAAGAGTTTGTTAAGACTTCTGGTAAGGTTAATGCAAACGGCGAATTCAAGGATGGTTTTGACGGTTGCGTAACTCATATGCAGAGTTCAAAGCATCTTCCTGCGGATCGGGCGAAGAAGCTTTGCGCGTATATTGGCAGAAATGCAGGGAAAATCAAGAAAGATTCTGAACCTGTAGCCGATGAAAGTACGGGCAAGAAACCCAGCATTAGCGTCAAGAAGAATGACGACGGCACGGTTAATTGGGAGATCGAGTTCCCCATTTACAAACTAGATAACGAAAAGCGTCTAGTAGGCGGCGTCGTTTATGAGCCCGATGTAGTTGATGCACAACACGATTCCGCGTCCGAAGCCGAAATCGAAAAGGCTGCTCATAACTTTATCGAACAGTCCCGTACTCTAGGCATTATGCACAAGGAAGAAGCTGGTCCCCGTGCTAAGATTGTTGAGAGCTATGTCGCTCCAACAAATATGAAAATTGGCAATCAGAATATCCGCAAAGGTACGTGGATGATGGTTGTCAAGGTTTACGATAATGAGCTTTGGAACCTTGTCAAAGATGGCAAAATCACGGGATTTTCAATGGGCGGGCGCGCCCGCGAGGAAAAAGCCTAATTTCTCGTAAATACTTGGTGTCCAAGGTATTGAAAAGTAGAATACTAAAATGCGCTTAAAAGATATAGAAGTTGACGAGGTTAGCCTCGTAGATAAGGCTGCAAATAACAAGAAGTTTGCATTCCTTAAGCGTGATGCCGAGGATCATAAGGAAATCGAAAAGACTGAAGAAGTAAAAGAAGCCGAAAAACTACTAAATAAAGAAGTACCCCCCACCGACGAACCCACCGCTGAAGAGCTTGCTCTTATTGCAGATTTAAGCAAGCAGATCGCTGAATTAACCGCTCAAGTTCAGAAGGCGTAAAGTACTCCTTCTAGCGGCTCACTGTTAATAATAGTCTATTTCTAACTATTGGAAAAATTATGAGCGATTATAAGAAAGTTATTGATGATCTAGCCAAGACCGTTGCGGATCTTAAGGTTCAGATCGAAAAGAACAAGCAGTCAGGCACTCCGATGGACGAAGATCGGGTTGCGGCTATTGTTAACAAGAAGCTAGAAGCTGCGGCTCCGGTTCAGAATCGTAAGGGCGCGTACCTTGAGGACGAGGCCGATGGTTCTGCTACGATGTCCAAGCACTCTACCCTAGTCCAGAAGTCTAACGATCAGAAGGTAGTTGAGTTCCAGAAGTGGAACGACAATTGCGTTCTTCTATCTCAGCTTCTAGATAAGCCTGTCCGTAGCCTAAAGTATTTCCAGAAGTCAAAGGATAATAAGGGCCTAACGGAACTAGCTAAGGCGATGGATAGCGCTACTTCTAACGAAGGCGCGGAGTGGATTCCAACCGAGTTCTCTCAGGAACTATATTACCTCGTTCACCTAGCGACGAAGGTTGCTGCGGCTGTTCGTCAGTTCAACATGCCTAGCAATCCTTACAAGCTACCTCTACAGAAGACGGAAGCTTCCACGTATCTCACTTCTGAGAATACGGCGGATTCTGGTAACAAGTTTACCGCGTCTACTCCTCAGACGAACAACGTTACCTTTACTGCGGTAAAGCTAGCGACCCGCGTACTCTTCTCAGAAGAGCTATCTGAGGACGCGATTGTTCCAGTCCTAGATTTCGTAAAGAACACGATTGCTACTGCGGTCGCGTTTGGTCTAGAAGACGCCCTAATTAACGGCGACAATTCTACGACTCATATGGATTCGGACGTTACTTCAAGCACGGATCCCCGCAAGGCTTGGAAGGGCCTTCGAAAGATGGGCTTGAACGCCTCACTCAATAAGGATATTAACACTCTATCAACGGCTAATATCCGCGATATTCGCGCTAAGATGGGTAAGTATGGCGTAGACCCCTCTAAGCTAATGTATATCGTCTCCGCGAAGGGCCTAATCAAGATGCTCTCTCTAGCGGAAGTAATGACGATGGAGAAGTACGGCGCGAATGCGACGATTCTAAGCGGCGAACTAGGCCGTCTAGACAATATCCCCATCATTGTTTCAGAAAAGATGCGCGACGATCTAAACGCGAGCGGCTATAACGATAGCACGACTAACGCCTTCGGCGCGATTATCTGCGCGTATGTTCCCGCGTTCATGCTAGGCGTAAAGCGCCAGCTAACGACTCGTGCGCGATTCGATGAGGAAACGGATCAGACGATTCTAGTTAACTCTTGGCGCGGCGATTTCGAGTCTTGGTTGCCTTATACGACCGAGCCAGTCTCCAACCTAGGCGTTCACATGACGGTCTAATAGTTATTCCCAGCACATATAAACCCCATGTCTCAAAAACATGGGGTTTTTTATTTGTCCAAGGTATTGAACAAGGAAATCACTATGACAAACTGGATAGTAGGAATTAATTGTTATATGGAAGAAAATCTTCTTCCACAATGCCTTACTAGTATTCGATCAACTTTGCCCAATGCTAAAATAGTAGTAATTGACGGTGCATACGAATCATGGATTAGAACCGTCAAAATGGAAGCTGCTAAGAACTTAGACGCCGGATATCATCAAGTTGGAATGAGTTTACTAAGATTTATTAATCCTGAGTCTAATGATAAAACATATCAGATTTGTAAAGATTTCAATGTAGAAATCTTGGAACAACCTCCGAAAGATCAGAGCGGAAATTACATAGCATGGCCCTCTGAAGCTAAGAAGAGAAATGAATTCTTCAAGTATGGTAAAGACGGGGAATATTGGTTCTTTATAGATGCCGACGAGGTTTTACAAGGAATACCAGACGATCCCGTTGACGATACTTACAATATCATGCTTCAACGAGATGATAATTTACCTCCTTATCCTGTGCAGCGTATTTTCAAGCATCGTCCTACTATTCGTATGGAAGGGGCTCATCACGCTCTTTGGGTAGGTGATAAGCTTTACAAGAGGGATGATCCAGATCGTAAAATCATTTGTAATTCAAGACTTTATCATTATTTTGATAAACGTAATCAGATGGACAGGGTTCGTCACTTAGCAAAAGGCGCTTATTACCGTGAGGGTCTAATCCCTGAGGAATCGTACTTTAGGGCTTTACACAATATTTAATGGCAGAAATCGAAGTTACATTTACTGGCGGTCCTGCACTCCTAGCAAAACTAAAAGCTATGAGCGGATTTCTCTCCAGTCCACAATTCCGAGCATTATTGGAAGATGCCGGACAATCTTACGTCAATTACGCCAAAGCAGATTGTCCTATTTCTAAGAATCCGGGTGCGACTGGGTTAGTAAACGGTGGTGCGCTGCGCGGATCTATTCGATATGCTGTAAATAACTTCGGAACAGATGGTGTAAATGTAACTATCAATGCCGGTGGTGCGAACGCTCCTTACGCTCCAGCCGTAGAGTTTGGCGCTACATCAAGTATGCGCGTTGCTGTAAATCGTCAAGTAATGTTCTGGGTAGAAGATGGAGCGGGCAGGAAAGTTCAGAACCCTTGGTCAACAGGCGCATTTGCTCCGGGCGTTATGCAAGCGAAGGGATGGAATGCTAAATATCGTCATATTGTTTGGCACCCCGGCACCCGCCCTCAGCCTTTCTTCTTCAAACAAGTACCAAGAGTAATCAATAAATTCTTCGCTGCTTTGAAGGCTTCTATCAACCAAGCATGGGATCAAAGGTAGTCCAAGTATATAGGATTTATGTAAAATGCCTACGTTAGATAGCAATTGTTGGGTTACTTTAGACGACTTAAAAGAGCATATGGATATCCCTTCTGGGGATACAACCAAGGATGATTTTCTAACTAATATATTAAATGGTGCCTATCATATTGCGAAAAATTATATTGGGCATGATTTAATTGCAGATGATTATACAGAATATCATGATGGTGATGGCGAAGATACCATTCTTCTTAAAGTTTATCCTGTAAATACTATTGCTTCAATTTATGACGATACTAGTAGAGAATTTGGCTCCGATTCTTTGATTGATGTAGATGATTACTTCTTTGATGCTCAGACAGGATTGGTAACGTTGTTCCAAGGGTCAGCTTCCTTTAAAGCTGGTAAGGGAAACATTAAAGTTACCTATAATGCAGGATACACAACCATTCCTTATGATGCTCAAAGAGGACTAATTATGCTTGCAGCATGGTTGGCTCAACGCGCTGGCACGGAAGGATTAACTACGGCTACACTAGGCGGTAAGTCAGAACAGTACGACAGTTATAATATTCCTTTGTTTATCCGCCAGTGTTTTATTCCATATAAAAACATGAGCGTATAATACATGGGATCAATTAATCGTTCGCGGTCCTTCTTCAAAATGAAGGTGGATATTCTACGTCCTGCTCTCTCTCAGGATGTAACTCTACGTGATTACATCCTTACAGATTATACGATTGATTTAACTGACGTTCCTACCTATATTGAACCAATTCACTCTGATATTGTCATGCAGGGTCAGGTTGGTGGAATTGAAGTAGCTCGCATGGTTGGTTTCTTCGCCAAAGGAACTGATATTCAGATAAATGACATTCTACGTGAGAATGCGAACGTTTATAATAATAATACTGTTAAATACTGGAAAGTAATAGGAAAACTTGATTACGGGCGTTATGATTTCCACATTCGAGTTGATTTGGATGTCATGAACACACAGAGGTTATAACAATGGCTACCAATGATATATTTCATGCGATTCCCATTATTGAGGAATTACAAAGAATCGCCGTTACAGAATTAAGCTCAAGTCTTGGTCTGAAATCGGTTCAAATTGGCGATATTTTCTCCATGCCCACTCCGGGCATTACCAATATCGTTCCGGGCATTTGGATTCAGCCCATGCCCGCCACTACGAACGAATTCGATGAATTACCGAGGGTTATGGAGCAAAAGTACTTCTTCCGCTTTGTTTATACTCGTTTAATCCATACGAGAGAAAATATTATCAAGAAATCAATGGAAGATGCAGAATTAATCATGAACACATATACTGACAAGTATATGATGCCTGATATTACAAATTTGCCCTCCGGTACTAATATTCTATGGACTATTGTAAAATCGGTCGAATGGCGTCCTCCTGAGGATATGTACGTTCAGCAAATCCATGCCGATATTACAGCAATTGCATTTAACATGGAAGTAGTGGTCAAAACACGCCGCGCTTTCTAATTTTGTCAATAGTCCAAGGTAATGATACTCTGTCTACTACTATAGGAAAATTGAAATATGGCTACGTTACAAAAGCCCGGATTGGGCATGAATTCATGGGTAGGCTTCGGTCAGGAGTCTTCCTTCGGCACGGCTGTAACGCCTACCGAATATATCGAAATCGAGTCTGAAACTCTCATGAAAGAGGTTCAGCGGATTGAAGCTATGTCCATCCTTCGGCGTGGAACGGTAGATAACAAGATTATTTCCGGCGCTGTACAGGTAGGTGGAGAGGTTTCATTCCCAGTCCAGTTTGACGGTTGGCTTTTGCTAGCGTATCAGGCTTTCGGTTCTTACACTACGTCTCAGCCCGACGTAACTAATGCTCCCACGGCTTACAAGCATTCATTTACTCTAGCGGACGTTCTTCCCGCCGCTCTAACGTTCGAAGTATTCCGCGACACGACTCAGTTTACGACTGAGCCCAGTAAGTCATTTGTTTATTCTGGTTGCAAGATTTCTAAGATGGAATTCGCTTGCGCAGTAAACGAAGTACTAAAATGTTCCATGAGCGTCATGGGTCGAAATGAAGCTCGCGCTTCCCGTTCAACCGCTACTCCTAGCTTCTCAAATTCAGAATATGCCGTATTCACGGAAGCTATTGTATCTTATAACGGAAACGATGTAGAAGCGAGTAATTTCTCTATCAGTCTAGAAAATAACCTAGCCTATCGTTACAAACTAGGTTCCGCATATACGCGAGAGCCTTCGCCAGATTCTAAGCTCATGGCGACTGGTAGCTTTGACATGGAATTCCAGTCATGGGATCAGTATGACGATTTCGTTAATACTACGGAGCGGGCGCTAACCGTTACGTTCACGGGTCCTCTAATCGCTGGATCAATTTACAAGACGATTAAATTTACTTGCGCTCAGATCTTTATTGAAAAGGTGAAACTATCTCTCGATAAACCCGGACGCATTATGATGACGATAGATTATCGAGCGTTCCGTAATACCGCTCAGACTTCTAACGAAATCCTATTGGAGATTACTAACACTAACGCTTCGATCTAATTTTGAGAATTATTTGAGGATGATATATGAGTGAAACTGCTGCTACTCCAACTCCGTCTCCTACTGCCGAGCTAAAAATGCTTGTACAGGGAAGTATGGAGAATGTTACTGTAACTGACAAGTCAGGCACTTCTTACAAGATACACCCGCTAGATCTAGCGGACCTATGCGAGTATGAAGACCGCGTAGGAACATCTCTTCTCCTTCTAAACTTTAATACTCTTAAAGTTAAAGATGTTGCTTTTATGATTTATTTGTCAATTCGTAAGAGCGGTCTAAGTCTGAAGGAGATTGAGGACCGTAAATTTAAGCTTACCGAGAATCAGATGCTTCGGAATTTCGATCTTGGATTATTGACTAAGAGCGGAACTCTCATCGTAGACCTTCTACGAATCAGCGGATTGGACGTTGGTAAGACAAACCCTCAGTAACCGGGACTGGACGCAAGAAACGCTCTACCCCGGGGGGCGACATTGACTGGTTCGGCCTTTTTATGGTCTTGAGAAAACACAAGGTTATCAATTCCATGAAGGAATATCGCTGTATGAACATCGGTCAATTAAAATTCTATATGTCCAAGTATGCGGAACATGAGAAGTTAATGCAAAAACAGGCGGAATTAAATAAGAGGTTCGTGAAAAAGTAATTATGGCTGATACCCAACTGACAGTAGTTATTGCGCTAAAAGATATGCTTTCAGGTCCCATGAAAGCACTATCTGGCACTATGAAAGCGCTTCAGGGGGTATTTAGCGATTTATCCAGATATGCTAATATTGCACTTTTAGCAATCAAGGGTGCTTTAATTCTCTTGGGTAAAGAAGCTGTAGAAACGGCAATGCATATTACCCGTCTATCCCGTATCACGGGCATAGGCACTCAGGAACTACAGCGCATGGGCGCGGCTGCAATAGCCACGGGAGCTAATTTCGATAGACTTTCTACCGGGATGAAGCTCTTGGCTGAGAAGGCTGAGAAAGCTGCTGAAGGCAATAGTGGCTTTATTGATTTGTTTAATAAATTAGATATGTCAGTACGTGACGGTGCTGGACATCTAAAAAATGCATCTGATTTATTCTATGAATTCGCGGATCGGATCGCTGCTGCACCTACATCTACTGAAAAAATGGCTCTTGCCGTAGAAGTCCTAGGACGCTCAGGTGAAGAATTGCTCCCAATGCTTCAAATGGGTTCTAAGTGGCTTAAGGAATTCGGTAAAGCTGCTGAAGACTCTGGAATGGTTCTTTCTCAGAAAGCAACTCAGGATCTTGATATTTTTGGCAAGCAGCTTCAAGCTCTTAAGACAATTGCCGTAAATATGATGGGCGAGTGGTTAGCTCAGACCGGAGTGACCGTTCCTAAGATCATTAATTTCTTTGTAGATGCGGCGGAAATTATTAGTAAAGTCTTTGCTGGATTCAAAATCATTTTTATGGGAATCGTTGAATACGGCAAGATGATGGCTTCTAATATCGTGCTTATTTATGACGCTCTCAAGAATCAATTAACCAAGAAATTACATGAGATTCTAGAATCTGTCGAGCCATTTATTATTAACATGGCTTCGATGCTAGAAACTCTAGGTAAGAAAGATTGGGCCGATAATCTTACTCAGGGATTCGTAAAATTAAAAGCCGCTACTTCAGATTTTAATAGCGGTGCTATTAAAGAACTACCGGGGCAATTGGCAGATGCTTGGGAAAAGACTAGCAATATAGTTGCTAATAAGAGTAAGCTTATTGCCGAAGATACTGACGCAAATATTAAAACCTTAAAGGAAAAAGCCTCTAAAGTACAAGACTTCATGCAGAAGGTAGATGAAGTTAATAGACAAACATCTGCTAGTTCTGGAAAAGCTATTGAAGATATGAATGCCAAAATTCATACCTTCTCTGGAGGATTTGAAGAAGCTGTTAAAAAGTTTATCTCTCTTTCAGGTGATTGGAAGGAAGCTTGGTTAGGTGCTTTCCAGAGTCTTGAAGCTGGCATTTCCGGAGTAATGACGAAGTTCATTACTGAGGGTGGGAAAATGCGAGATTTCCTAAAAGAATTATATAAAGCCGTTGAAGTATCATTTGTACAAATGATTACTAAAATGATGGTTCAATGGGCCTTGGCTCAGGCTTTAGGATTGTTCGGAGTTGGTGGTACTGGTGGTTCAAATTCTAGTCCTACTAATGTTGGTGCTAATGGATCAAATGGTGGAAATGCTGCTCTTGGTATTGGTTCATTAGTTGGCGGGGCGATGGGCGGCAGCTTGGGAATGGGTCAACTATTTGGTGGTGGATCCAGTATTACTCCTCTGGGCCAAACACAGACAGGAGGCTCAGGTGGTGGAACTTTCTTGGGCCTCGCAGGGGGAAATAGTGCTTATTTAGGCGCTAGTATTGCAGGATTAGGTTTTGGTACTGCTACTGCCTACGAAGGCGTACAGCACGGAAATGTAACTCACGGCGTAGTAGGCGGTCTTGTCGGTGGTGCGGCCCTAGGCACTATGGTAATGCCGGGAATTGGTACGGTTGTAGGTGCAGTCGTAGGCGCTATTGCTGGCGGATTTATGGCAAATAGCGCAAAGCGTAAACAGAAAAAGCAGGAACGCGAAGCCGAAGAAGCTCAGAGAGAAGCTGAACAAGCTATGCGGGCGCAAGCGAGAGTCCTGCTTGCGGCTGATATTCGTGCAAAATACGGTGGCGGTCTTGCGGATATTTCCGCTGTAACCGATATTGGTAAGGTTCTATCAGGTGGAATTACTGACGAAACGCTTGACCAACTAGGAGCCCAAAATATTGTTAATCAGGCTCAGGAAATTGGAATAGGCGCGGGTAACGTTAATGTAGGCGCTCCTAATATTGTTGTAAACGCCACGGTAGCAGGATCTTACGATGTACAGAGGCTAGCTCAGGATCTAGGCTTACACCTAGCTTCCGCAATTCGCGTAGCTGCTTCAGGAGCTAGCATCTAATGAGTACTCAGGTATTAATGTATGATTCTACCGATATCTCAGATTATATCGAGACTTGGCAAGAATCAGCGAACGCCCGATTAAACGCCGTCACGGTACCTAACCGTCATGGTGCCCTACTCTCTTCAGCCGTCGTTCAGGATGCTCGTCAAATTACTCTAACTGGGCGTATAGTTTCTCCAGACGGTACGGCTACTGGACTAAGAACGGTAATTGAGAATCTATCAGAATTATTTGCTCGCCAGAATAAGCGTCTCCAAATGTGGGACGATAGATATATTAATTGTTATAAAGCGAATTTCTCTTTCGCTTATGTCCCGGGATCGGCTTTGCGGGCTTTAGATTTTACGATTACTTTCCTCTGTATTGATCCGTTTTATTATGACACTAGCTCCGGAAGTACTTCTTATAATCTAACTACTGGCGATACTGCTATTGATATTACTAACAATATATATAACAAAGCAGTAACGCTAAATTACACAGGAAAATTTATAACGTATCCAATATGGACTGTTACGGCTGGTGCGACCGCGCTTACGCATATTACTATCAGGAACCTTACTATTGGAAGACAATTCTATTATAGCGGTACGGTCTTAGCCACAAAGAGTCTAGTAGTGGATACTAATTATTTTACAGTGACAAACGACGGTACCAATGATTTAACACATTGGACTGGAGATTTCCTCTGGTTACAAAACGGTAACAATTCTCT